CTCTGCCGTCAATGTTTTTTGATAGTTTTTGACCCGTTTCTTCTTCGACTTGTTCTTTAGTCATAGCGTTTTCTAGGTCTGTAAACTCTAGCGGTTGCAATGTCTTAAAGTACAATTTGAGTGATACGTTATTAAAAGCCAACACTTCGTCAAAGCTATCTATTAATAGATTTTGAAACGGACGTATAACGGTGTTATCCATTAGCGTACTTGCAGTTTCTAATTCGTCAGCGTTATTACCAAGACCCGAATTGTCTTTGATGCCTAAAAGCATCGGACTTATAACTCGGTGCGCAACCATAAGCTTTTGCATACTTTCGCTCGATAGAAATTCGTATTGTTGGTGTGCGTCAGATAATTGTACGGGTTCTATGCTTCCTTGTTGCTCTGACCCGTCGTTAAACGCTAGAATAAATCTACCTGCGTTACTACTTCCCGAAAACTTATCTCTAATCTTTTGTTCGATAAGCGCTTGTGTTTCTTCTTCTGGAATTCCGTTGTTAAAGTTTATCATCATAGACGGCGCAAGTCCGTTCATAATGTTGTTTAAGTGGTAGTTTGCAATTTCTTCTTCTAGTTCGGCGTATTGCAATCCACCCTGATAGTCGACGGGACTATAATATTGAAACCCCGCGCGATAAGGCTTTACATACACAATCTCGATATCCTCGTTGCTATATCCAAAAGCGGGTATTCTAGTCAATACGTCGTTCTTCTGATACTCACTCCAATCGTGAAAGTAATAGTACGCTTCTATATCGCCGTCCTCGTTACATTTTTCTGCTCTTAGCGTTTCTACGGGAAAGTGTTCGACTTGTGCAATCTCTGTTCTTGCGTCATTATAGATAACCTGATACGAACATTGACCCATTAGCTTCAAGTCTGCAGCGAGTTTCTTTACGCAGTCGTCATTAAACAATGATTTCATTTTTGCGTATTCTTCGGGTTGTTTATTGCTATCCGTTGCATCTAACCCCTTGCCGAAGATCATAGCCGATATCCCGTTTATGATTGCGTTATTCGTAGCACTTCCGTTGTATCGGTCTATCAAATACTGAAAGTAGTTGTTATCTTCGCCGTATTGCACGAAATCTTGATTTTTAACCTCTTTGATTTCGGGTGTCGTGTAAGTGCTTAATTGTACAAATCTATACTTGCTCATAATACTATATAATCATTTCTTTTCTTAAAATTACTATCAGTTTCAGGCGGTGTTTTGTAATCGCCTTTGGCTATTTCGTAATACTTATTGTCGGTTTGATCTATCGTCTGTGCGGTAACAAACACTCTGTCCTTAAAATATATCTCTTTCGAATCAATCTGTTTGACCTCGATATCGTAAAAGTGTCCTTCTACCAAAAAATCGGGGTGGTCTTCCATTGTAAACTTAATATCATTAAAATCGTCGTTCACTGTTGGACTTGTAATACCTATGTCGTCTTCCCAATCATAATCTGCTTCTTCCCAATTATCGTCATTAAAATTCCAAACTATATTTGGAAGCCGTTTACATATAACCTCGTTAGTGCTATCGTCCCGAAAACATATTTCGCAAGTAGGTACTGCTATATTCCTACTTAGAAACGAAATTTCTTGTATGTCAGTTATGGGTTTTAGTATATACACTTTTGCCTTTTGTATTGTAACGTATTAAATGCGTGTTTTGTGTAAAAAAAAAGGGTCGCATTACGCAACCCCCTTTCAAACTAACAATAATCAAGAAAAAACTTATATGTCATCAATGTCACCCGTACCTACGTTCGATGTGACTAAAGATTCTGTAACGAAATAAGCTGGCATCGGTTCCATTCCTGCGATAGTCAAGCTATATCCTGACATATCTCCCATAGCCGTACCCGTAGAGATTGTACCTCCCGTTACGTTACAACCGAATTTCAAACCTGCTAACAAAAAGTTTCCGTTGTTATCTTCAATAACGACGTGTGGTCTTCCTTTAGCAATATCGTTTACTTGTTGGTGTGTTTGTGGACTTAACTTTGGTAATACCACAGTTATTGTTTGCTCATAGTACAAAGTTCCGTTCTCAGTCGATGCCGTAACGGCTTGTTCTAGCGAAGAACTATTTTTGACTTCGTACTTAAAGAATTCAGGATTGTCTGCAGTTGCAAATGACGTAATCGTGCCATCGGTGTCAGTAGCAAATCCCGTACCCTCTGTTAGTTCGCCGTAATCAGCGAAATATACATTCTTTACACCGCCAATACTATCTCGGCAAGGTAAAGCTCTGTTTTTTGTTATAGTACAAGACATAATTTATTGTATTAAAAAAGGGTAGGTAGGCACTCGGCTTACCCACCCCTTTGATTATTTTGATTTTACTACTTACGAGTACGTTACAATTTCAGAAGCAATTCCGAATTGTGTACCTGCGGTGTAACGCATAACGATACGTACGTTTTGCGACCCGTCGATGTCTGCCATATCTAACAACTTAACTTCGTTGCTATCAGCCATAAGACCCGTACCAAAGTATAGGTTTCCTTTTTGAGCAGCCATAGCTGAGTTGTCGCCAAGTCCATTAGCTACGAACAATTTAACGCCGTCGAATGAAAGGCTTGACCCACCGGTGTACCATTGTGTACCTTGTGAGTTTGTACCTGCAGCACCAAGTCCTTGCGCTCCGAACCCACCTAACGCACGAACGTATGCTCTTGCGATATTCTGTGAAACGTAGATGTGCAAGTCGTCTTTCCCATAGATAGTGCTAGGGATAACGTCTACAATCTTTCCTAATTCGTCGATTACGTTTGCAGCGGTAACTGTACCCGCAGTTAGTTGCTGACCTGCTGGAACGCCTGACCCTGCAGCCAAAGCCTGAGTCAAAAGTCCGTCAAAGTCCCCTGCAACTGACCCGTCATCACCCGTCCAGATATTTTGCTCGGTTCTTTCAGCTACTTTTGCAGCGACGTGAGCCAAGATGAAATCTGAGAATTTAGGTGGTAGGTTGTCAAACGCTGAGTAACCCATAGCGACTGCTTCCCAATCGGAACGAAAATCTTGCTTACAAAGTTCAAGGTTTACTTGAAGCTCTTTAGGTTGGATAATGCGCTCGTTGAGTGTAATAGCGTCAGCCGTTGCATCGAAATCACAACCTGCGTCTGCTACAATGTCTGTTGATGATACCGTTTTAATAACCTCTTTGTACTTTACATTAGGTTTAACAGTGATACCGCCGTTGTCAAGCGTTACGCCTGATAGCAAGGCTGCAGCGATATATTCGCCTGCAAATTCCCCTGCGTAGGTGGTAGTAATTGGTGTATTTAAACTATTTGCCATTTTATTATTATTTACTTAATTTTTCTAATACCCTATCAAGTGTGCTTGTAGGTCTGTTTTGTGAGAATTTATTTAATTTCTTTTCTGTCTTAGCTTCTGGGTTATGTTTTAAAGGCTTACGACTTGGTTTAGCGGACATTTCTTCTTTTTTCTTTTCGTCCTCTTTTTCTTCGCCGTACTTTTCTTTAAGCTTTTCGACCTCAGCCTTAACTTCTTCAATAACGGGTGCGATAACCTCGACAACCGCTTCTACGATCTGCTCGACTTCGGGTTGTACTTCCTCAGGCACGTCTTCTACAACGACTTCCTCAGCTTCGACCTTTTCGTCTTTATCTTCGTATTCCATATCTTCTTCTTCTTTTTCTTCTTCCATAGCGTCTTTGATTTCAGCAATAACGCCTTCCTCTGCTACAACAAGAATTTTCCCGTCTTCCATTGTGTAATCGCCAATAGGTAGTGCTACCTTTTCGTCGTCTGTTACAATGAAAACCGACTGACCTGCTTCAAAGCTTTCGGCTTCGATAACAGTTCCGTTCTCTAAAGTCATTGTCGCTAGGTTTACCTTTGCGTTTAGCAACGACTTGATTTGTGATAACATTTCTTTCGTGTTCATATTTATTTAATTATTATGGTATGTATTTTTGCGCAATGTCTTCTGCATTCATAATATCCGCACCCTCGTTATTCAAAAACTCAATAACTCCGCTTTGTCTTATAAAGTCTAAGTCATCTGCAAAGGATTCTACGTCGCTAGGTAGTGATGCACCTAAATTTTCTGCAGCCTCGACGTAGTTTGCAAAAGCAACTTCGCCGTTACCTAAGTCGTATTCTAAGTCAGAGAATTCTTCCATAGTCCTTGCAGCCGAAATTAAGTCAAGGCTTAATTCTGCAACCTCGTCTGTTGCTCTCTGCCACTTTTCATATAGACCCCTATAATCTTCTATAAGGCTAGATACTTTAACTCTTACGCCGTCAAGGTTACCCATTTCTTCTAGTACATCATCGT